GAGTTTAACAAGTGAGGGGCAAGGGCAAGACATATATCCTGATACTATGCACACATTAAACAAGCAGGGTATAATCTCGATTGAATCGTTATACTTGCGACCATTAGAAGTTGTTAAAACTATTGCAGGTTACCAATCAAGTATGACTGGAGCTATGCCGTATGATGATACCTATTTAGAACAGGATTTATGCGAAAAATGGGCGGTGGTACAGCGTTTCGATGATAACAAAGAGGTAATAGACCTATTAGACAGCAAAAGCCAAGCCGAACAAGTGGCGAGGGAGTGCCGAAAAGATGAGAGCGTTCAGGGGATACATTACTATATAACTAAAGCCGAAAAAGTAAGAGATTTGGTACTGGGTTATGCATAGAATATAACAGTCGAGGGGCTGTAATAAAAAACTATACTTAACTTGGTCTAACTAACAATGGGGGCAATTACAAATGCAAGTAATAGATTATTACAAATTGGGGCTACTGTCAAGGCGTGAAGCGTTGCGGTTAGAGCATAAGCAGGCATACAATACCGAGGTTAAACAATGTTCAATTTGCAAAGAAGCCGTACCAGTAACAGTGATTAGTCAGGTGCTATTTGCTCCCATTTGCGGTTATTGCTTACTAGGCAACAAGGGGATAAAATTATATGCAAGTATCATTAGGCGACTATTTAGAAAAGTATCAAGTTGGTTTAATAGATGAGTTTCTACAAGCTAACAAGCAGGAGTTTATATTGTTTGTAGAATCGAGATATAACAGCTATATAACAAGTGATGAGGTGGCGGAATAATCCGTCCCTCTGGGAATAACAATAATATAATATGGATATAAGAGAAATAAGAAAAAAACTAAATGGTTTTATACGCATAGACGGAACACTGGGGGCAAGAGATAATGAGTATTTACACTGGGGGTTAGGCGACAAGGAGGTAACATTAGACGGATATTTTACATTAGACCAGTTAGAAGCGATTACAGGTTATGTTAGATATATAACCTATAACAGGAAATAGACCTGATAATCGAGCCATTGAGAGGCGATTAGAGGCAATAGAATTATTGGCGAGGGTGATTATACTTATAACAAGCAAAAGGTAATTGACTAGAGGCAGTTAGCTTATAAGACAGCCCCATTAGTGAGGGTTGTTTTGTTAGTTGTAACAGGTACACTATATCGCCAGTTAGATAACACTAGAGGCGATTGCTTATTATATCCCTCTGATAACAGCACAGCGTAACAGTAGTAATAACCTTTCTACCTCCTTCCAGACCTCCTTAATTCAATACCTTCTATAGGGGTGGGGGGTTAAAAAAGACCTATCCCGCACAGTATATAACTTCCTTATAGTTAAGGTACCCTCAACACCAATATCAGGGTACAACCGTTACAAGGTCAATAACGATAAGTGTTACAAAACCACACATTAAGTGTTACAATGTAACGGATAACCGTAACATGTAACGTTTATGAAATGTGTAAACTGTAACGCCAATTTTAGTGGAAGAGAGGGAGCTAAATTTTGTTCAACTAAGTGCCGGGTGGCCTTTCATAGAAATGGGGAAGTGTTAGAAGAAGAGCCAATATTAGAAGAGGACCCAGTTTTAGAGGAGATAGCTGAAGACGATGGTGAGTATCGTGGAAGTGTCACTAATAAAACTTTAAAAGAGATGGGGCCAGATGATTTATATCTAGAGATAGGTAAGTATATGCATGATACTTGGGCTGAGTCACAGGAGTATGCAGAACTAATGACCAGATTAAAGACCATGAGTTATGAAGAACTACAGAAAGGTGGATATCATATACCTAATTGGAAACGTCCATTTAAGAAATGAAGATAGATTGGAAGAATGATAACCGGTGGGTGTTTGTTGGATTTACTTTAATGTGGATTCTAGATAAACTTATAATGTACATATTATTTTATATAGCTAATAATGGATAAACAGAATAGTCCGATCGTGATTAATAAGGTAAAGATAGAGGATAAAGAAGAAACTGTATTCGCTGTTAGTATTGGCGGTGTGAATAAGTTCTTTACTAGCGCAGAAAAGGCATTGACTGAGATTAAAACTCTCTTAGGTGCCTAAATACGACTTTAAACTAGGTGATAATCAGTACAAATTTAATCCTAGTCAAAAGGAGTTCTTTTCTAAATGCAATGATAACGTTAGATATATCGGATTTGGTGGTGGATTTGGTAATGGTAAAACCTTGGCAGGTTGTATTCAGGTATTACGACTAGCTACTGAGTTCAGAGATAACTTAATTCTTATTGGAAGACTCAAAGGTACAGACTTAGAAGCTTCAACTAAGAAAACTATGCTTGAGTTAATTTCACCGTGGCTAGATACAGGTCAAGCTGAGCATAAAATCAAAGATAATAAAATCGTCCTAGAGAATGGTAGTCAGATAGTCTTTCGTCATTTAGAAGATGTCTACTCTAGTGGTATTTTAGGTATGAACTTGGGTGGTTTTTATGTAGATCAGGCTGAAGAAATAGATGAATCATCTTTTAATGTGCTCACTTCTAGGCTTAGAAGGAGATCCTTGTCTGAAGATGGCACTGAGGCGCCAAGAATGGGTATTCTAACATTTAACATGGCTGGTCATAACTGGATTTGGCGGTTATTCAAGAAAAAACTAGCTAAAGATAAAAAACCAATCGATAATCCAGAAGATTTTGACATTGTCGAAGCCTCTACTATGGATAATAAGGATCACTTACCAGAGGATTACATCAAGGATTTACTCTCTAAAGATAAAACCTGGGTAGCTAGATATGTTTATGGTTCATGGGATGCATTTGGTGGACAGATCTTTGATGACTTCAAACCTGAGGTACACGTTGTACCGCATCGTGAGCCTAGTTTAAACGCTGTAAGGTTCTGCGGCATAGATCCTGGCTTCGTAGACCCTTTTGCTGTTATTTGGCTTGCTATAGAGCCTGGAGGGCAACGCTACATTTATGATGAACACTACATTGCAGGTAAGCCAACACAATGGCATGCTGAAGTTATCACCGCTAAAGAGTACGGTCAGTTCATCATGGCCAGATATGTAGATGCAGCTAACTCACAAGTTATATCTGATCTTAATAATAATGGGGTTTTTTGTATTGCAGCTAAAAAAGAAATACTACAATCCAAGCAAGATATCTATGTTGGAGGTATAAATATAATTAAAAATCTCCTTAGAGTAAACGAGAAGACCCAGAAACCTGATATAATAATCTCAGATAGATGTCAAAATTTAATTTATGAGATGCAGCAGTATCAATGGAAGGCAAGTCGAGGAGAATACAACGCTACAGAAGTACCAGAAGACAAAAATAATCACGCTATTGACGCTCTACGGTATATCATTCTTAATTACTTTGATAATACTCGCGAGAATTATAAATCTATATCGTTACATTGATGGCTAAGAAGAAAGTTACGTCCAAGGACTTAGAAGATTCAGAATTATTAGACAAGATAGCTCAAAGATATCAATCCTCTGATCTATTTTTTGGTAGGTATATTGATGATACTGATCGTTGGTATAAAATTTGGCGAAATATAACCACTAAACCAACTAACGAATACAAGAGTAAGATCTCTATTCCTACTGGCTTTTGGACTATAGAAACTACAGTACCTAGAATTGTCTCAAGACCACACACTTACACTATGACACCTAGAGATGCTGATAACGATATGGCACTTGGATACTCCATGGCAGCCAAACAGTATTTCGATTACCAGTTAGATCAAATTGATATTAAACGTAAGACAAGATTACTAGCTAAAGATGCAAAGATATTCGGTAGTGGATTCTGGATGTATGGTTGGAACTCTGCAGAGAGTAAACTCACACTAGACAATGTTCCACTTAGGCAACTAAGAATAGATCCATCAGTTGGAGATCCCGGTAACATACAGAAGTGTCGATACATTATTTATATTACAAAGCGAACTGAGGATGAATTACTTAGTAACCCAAACTACGATCTTAAGCATGTAGATTTTGACTATTTGAATGGTGTTACTTCTGACGTAACTGATAATTCTAAAAGTACTAGGCTTGCAGCTAGGAGTTTATCTAATGTAACTAAAGATCCAGTAGAGAAGGAGCACCTTATCTGGGAGCATTGGGGCACCGTTGATGGAGAGAAAAGATTAATAGTTGTGCTTGATAAGAAATATATTATTAGAAATGATAAAGCACCTTACGACTTTTACCCATTCTCAATGGCAGTTAATACAGAAGATCCAGATAATATTTTGGGCGTGGGTGATATCGAACCAGTTGCAGACATTATTGAAGACATTAATATCAACAGACGTTTAGTCACTGATAACAAGAACATCAGAACTAACGTTATGTTCGAACAACTTCGCCAAGCTATGATTAAAGACGAAGATCTTTTATGGAGACCAGGTGGAATTATTAAATCTACTATCCAAGGTGGTATCTCACCGATAGTAGTACCTGATATTACGACTGGTGCAGTAGAACAAGAACTACTTAACTATCAATTAGTTGAAAAAGCTACTAATACTCCATCACAAATACAAGGTCAACTTAGAACTACTACTAACCAAGGATTACTTAACAGAACTGCGACTGCTTTTGCTGGTGCGCAACAAGAGTCAAATGTTAGATTTAAGTTTCAATCTGAATCACTAGATAGATGTGTGGAAGAAACTCTCACTAATATGTGGAAGATTTTACAACGTAATGTTACTGGAGAACAAGCAGCTTTAGTTATTGGAGAAGATGAGAGTAAAGCTTGGGTGAAGATCCCAGAGGAAGCAATTAAGAAGGAATATGTAGTCGATGTTAAATATGGTTCAGCCGCACTAGAGGATACTCAGCAAAAGCGTGAAGAAGCTATGAGCAAGTTCACTAGCTTAGCTCAAGCTATGCCTGAAGCTGCACACATCTTTGCGAAAGATCTACTGATAGCTTTTGGTGATAAACATGTAATGGAAATAATGAAATTAATTGAAGAGTCTAGAAAACAATCACAGGAACAAGGTAACCTACCTAAACCACCACAAGTTAACCTAAGTATCGGTGGAGAAGACATTAACTCAATCATAACTTCGGAAATACTTAAAAATTACTTCCCACTTAGCAAGATGGCTACTACACCAGAGTTATTCCAAGACACTCGGATGTTAATGCTAGGGCAAAGACCTGAAGATCTTGAAAGAGATAAATTAAAGGTCGAGCTTCTTAAAATTATGCTAGATGCTGAAGCAAATAAAGTTAAACTATCAAACGACCAAATGAAAATAGTAGGCGACATAATGAATAATAATAAACGAAATGAGCAGACAGGACCCACTGGAGAGGAATCAGAAGGACCTAATGAAGGACCTAATGAAGAAACCGGAATGGAAGGCACTGAAGTTTGAGATAGAGGCATTGATTGAGATAGATATGGATGTGCTCTTAGATAAGAGTAATCCTGTAGACATGTGGAATAAGGGTAGAATAGATGGATTAAAGTCCATTCTTAACCTAGAACAGATCTACGGTGATACAATAGACTTGATGAATTGAACTTTGACAATTAGTGTATAACAATTAATTAGAAAAAACCCCATGGATGACAAGGATACAAATGTCGAGGGACAAGACCTACAGTCCCCCGAGACATCTACATCCCCGGAAGTGGATGATTTACAACCATCCTCTACTGATGAAGTAGACAAGGATACAAGTGAGTGGGCTCGTAATAAAGGCTACTCAGACGATAGTTTAAGGAATCCTGATGTTCTGAAAGCTATTAAGATGGCTAAGAATGCTGAAAGTTTCGTTGGAAAACGAGGAGAGAAGCAAGAAGAGCTAGAGTCACTAGATGACTTAGACAAATACTTAGACGATATTCTTAGTGAGAAGAGTACTACTCAAAAAATAAGTAATACTCAATCACAACCAGGTATCGATTTAAGTAATATGTCGTCTCAGGAAAGGGCAGTATTCGATATGCTTCGTAATGAAGCTAAGAAAGCAGCTCTCGAAGAGATTGGTCCTATACAATCTGAACTACAGAAGCAACGCATCAGAGGCGATTACGATAGATTGGCTAAGGAATATGGAGATGACTTCGTTCATAACTCTAAAGAGATATTAGTTAAGATGAGAGATAACCCAAACATCTCGCTAGATGATGCGGCTAAAACTGTCTTGATTGATAAGCTCCTAAAAAGGAGAACGAGTGAAGGAATCGAAAAAGGTAGACAATTAAAAACAGATGAAATAAAGCAACAAACGGAAGTAGCTAAAAGAACTAATGTAGAAAGACTTACGATGGACAAGTTTAAAGATCTCTCTTCCAGCGAAATGGAAGCAGTTATCAAAGAACTTGCGAAGTAAACGAGTATATAATTAATTTCGAGGTTCGATATGGGTACAATTACAGTTGATACAACAACTACCCTATCTAATCTGCTTCCTAGTTATTACGATAGAGTTCTGTTGGATACATTCCATCAGACAGTTAGATTCCAACAATTCGCTGAGAAGAAAAGAATTCCTACAGGTGAAGGTAAATCAATTACCTGGAACAGATACACCAAGCTTGACTTGGGTTACGTTCTTACAGAAGGCACACGTCCTTCAAACCACGGTCTTAGTACCGTACAGGTTTCGGCTCTTGCCCAGCAATATGGAGCGTATGTTCCTATTTCAGACTTTGTTGACTTAACAGCTATTAGTGATGTCACTAAGAACGCAGTAGAGTTACTTGGTAAACAAGCTGCTCTTACGTTAGATACTGTCATTCAGCAAGCCATTATCTGGCATGCAAACACGACTGCCGTTTCAGTTAATCACTATGTGAAACAGTCAGCACAGCAATATTTCTCAACAGCACAATCAGCTGCACAATCAGTTGACACTGCCGCAGTATTAGCGGTATCAGATGTTAACACAGTTGTAGCTAAATTGCGTGGTTGGGATGTCCCAGGTTGGGATAACATGAATAGCTATATTGGTATTACTTCTCCAGAAGTTGCGCAGTACATCATGAATGATAGTACATGGCAGAACTTCCACCAATACGTGGAGAAGGGTATCGAGAACATCTACAATGGTGAAATTGGTAGAGTATTCGGTTGCCGGTTCTTAACTACAACTAACAACCGTGTTTCTGCTGGTTCAGCAGATGGTGCAGCTATTTCAGCCACTGGTTCCACCAGTGCATTAGCACACGCTACTATGATCTTCGGTAAGCAGTTCTTTGGAACTGTTGACCTAGGTCCTGGCGATGTTCAAATGCTAGTTCGTAATGGCGCAGATAGTTATGATCCACTTGCCCAATATTCGACAGTTGGTTGGAAGACCTTCTTTACTTCTAAAGTATTGAATGTTTCCGCTGGTGTCGTTGTTTGGTCTGGCATTAACTCAGATATGACTAATGCTAGTGCAGCCTCTGCTCGTAAGAGCGCAGGTCTACGCATCTACGATCCTTCTACCTCTGCCTAAAGCTAGAGTGGTTAGATTTATTAAGGAGCTGTTTATTCAGCTCCTTTTTAATTCATGATATAATTTAAGAAATAAACAAAGTTAAATGAAAACTATAGGAATAACAGGTATCAAAGGGTTCATTGGAAGTCATCTAGCGAATGAACTTATTTCTCGTGGATATAGGGTTATTGGATTCGATAATCTGTCACACCCATCTACCAATGAAGTTAGTAAGATGGTGAATGCATTCTATGGTGATGTTAGAAATGTATCTGATTGTGAGAGGTTAGCTAAGAACTGTGACGTGATAGTCCATCTAGCTGCTGAAATATCAGTTGATAAATCCATAGAAGATCCAGAGCTATCTATAGATGTTAATATTG